CTGCAGCAGTATTTTTCTCGGCGATCTGTGCTGCGTAATCGATGCCATCGAGAACTTTTGCTTTATTCTTGCTACCTTTGGGTCTTGGCATAATATAATACCTCCGTATATTTTGGATACGCGATTGTACTTTTATTATAACCAGAACTATTCTAGTTGTCAATGCGAATGGTGTTAATTGGAAGATTGCGCATCGTTTTTATCAATTGCGGAATATCTTTCTCATCAACTATATTCTGACATTCTATAGCAGATATAGATGGACGACGAATTGTAACTGTTGTACGATTGTTAATTCGACTAATTGCAAAATCTCCCTTATTAAGAAAATCCATACCAAGAATAAGATTGAAATTGTTGGAAGCAAAAGGTTTGACTATAAATTTACATTTGTCGAAAATAGTATTTTTAGGTATACCAAGATATTCCACCATTACAATAGGATAAATACCATCGAGCTGAGTGGTAACAACTTTCGTCTCTTGTCCTGTCTTCACTGGATTTAAAACCATAGATAAGTCACTCGAAATATAACTCGCCATAGCACCAGTGTCGATTAACGCATTAGCTTTTAATATAATCCCATTATGTGCAAGAACACATGGAAAAATCAATTGATCTACAACTTTATCATATTTGATTGTAAAAGCTATAACGTCAGACATTTTTGCCCCTCCGATTAAATGACTTTAAAATACAGAAAGAATTTGTACTTTTTTTGGAAGCTCATCAATCTCAGTGAAAATCTTAAATCCATAAGCTTCCCCATAAAGATACCGGTTACATCGACAAGAAAGATCGTGTTCTTTGATATACCGATCAATGAAATCACGCATAAAAGCATTGGCTTTTTCTATATCTGGATAACGAAGGTTGCTGTGTTCCTTCATAAATGTTTTATAGAGATCTTCTGATATAATCCCATTTTCACAGTATTCAATGCAAACTCTTTCGCAGAGCTTTCGCATCTCTTCGTTCATATTTTCCTCCTGATACTATCATATAATAATACTTCTGTCAACGCCACGGCGTATACCATGGTTTTACTTTCTCCACTTTTGACGGCAGGGGAGAGACCACCTGTAATTTTTTCTGCCCACATGCGTTTAACATGCGTAGCAGTGATTTGGAGCACCCAATAGTGAATCTGCGACGTTGTTACGCACGTAGTTCCACTCCGACATTATGCTCTCTGAAGCGTCTCTGGCAGTACCTATTATAATAATGTAGGCACATACAGAGCTTGCCTGCGGATTCCTTTCGGTTCCCGGACGAGAATTACCCAAACTCGCCACAGCTTACGCTGCCATGTTCGTCGGTTTTACTAAATACTCCCTCGCGCTGCAGCACTTAATATAATAAGCGCAGCAGGCTTGTTCCGTGTCACCACCCGGAGTATTGCTGGGCACAATCGTGAAACCCGTCATTTTGGGTTTACCCAGCTGAGTTATAAAGGTTGCGATACCAGCGCCCATTGGAATAGCGCCAGTAAATTTGATCATTGCATCTGCGGCTTTTGTAAGTCCAGTTGCGAGAGATACGACAGTCTTGACCAGACCGGAATCAAGTACATCGGTAGAAAGAGCTTGGAAAGATGCATCAAGCTGAGCAAGACGACCCTGAATAGAATCAAGGTATTTCTCATTTTCAGCCCATGCGACGTTTGCACTGTTTGCAGCAGATTCCATGGAAGATTCAGCAACGTCAAAATTATTTAGAATAGCACTAACTGCATTTGCGTTTCTCTTTCCGCCAATCATCTCAGTGACATTCGCCTGTGTTACATCGGACAGGCCACTCCATACTTGAGACAGCTCTTTCATGATTTGATATGTGCTCTTGAAATTTTTGCTATCCAGCATGATGTCAACGCCAGTCAAAGATTTCAGTTCACTACGAAGTTCAGACACAGAATTGGCCATACCATCAACTTCAATACCTGCATTCTCTGCGTCACTTTTAGCAGCACGGAGATACATAGAAAGACTTTTTAAAGTTGTACCAACCGTATCTGCATCTTGGATAACTGCGTTTGCAGCGGTACCAAGTGCAATGGTTTCTTCCAGCGTATTATTAGCGGCAGACATAGCAGCAGAACTGCGAGTCAAGATTTCACCAAGGTCTTTTGCGGTAACAGGTTGTGTATTTGCTACAGCGTCAATTTTATTAACAACGTCCTCTGCCTGATCAGCAAGCAAACCAAAGCCTTGCATTGTCGAAATCAGATACGAAGACGAGGTGTTAACGTCATCGATTCTGTCTCCCACGTTTTTGAGCAGGGTAGAGTAGGTAGCCATGTTCTCGGCGTCTTCATCAGAATAACCGAGGCGCTTCCAATCAGCAGTCGAATTGATGTAATCACTAATCGAAACACCAAGCTTTTGTGCTTGCTCAGACGCGCGACCCATATACTCTTCAAGAGATTTACCGGCGTATTCACTGACTTTGCGCAGTTCTGTAACAGCTGTATCGATTTCAACTACATTCTGATATACGATCCGCAGAGCGTCTTGCATCTTGTGCAGCGCGGCCATGGTGATCATGGTGCTCAGATGCTGGCCAAAAAGCTTTTCAAACTTATCAACTAAGGTTTCTGTTTCAAGTCCAAGTTGTTTTGACTCAGCACGAAGTTCGGCATATCTCTTTTTTAGTTCGCCAATTCGTGCAGGTGCATCACTGCTATTCAAGGCATTTAATAGCTCATAAAACCCTTTTCCTGTGTCTGTGCCTTGAAGTTTTTTATTTGCATCAAGGTAATCATGGATCATTGATTTCAAATTTGCAACTTCAGTAGACGCTTTATTAAACGAACGCTCCTGCGAAGTGGCTGCATTAAATTTTTTGGCTTCTTGCGTTGCTTCACTATATTCGTTATTAAGCGCGTTTAGTGCATCAGTGATAGAATTGATGTTACTAGCTGCTGTTTTTGTTAAATTACTTGTGGCCTATGTTTTTGCAGCTTGTACAGGATCGGTTTCTCCCTCGACACTGGTAAGTAAGTTGCTTAACTTGTCTTGCTTTTCTTTTAATTGAGAATAAAAGTTTTTATCTATTCCGTTATTGCTTTTTACTTTTCCAATCAAAGACTGATTGGAATCCATAGCTTTGTTTACTGCGGATGCTCCTGCAATTCGAGCACTAGCTTGTTTTATAGCTTTATTTTCAGCATCGTTTACAGCATCAACCTTTTTCTTTATCTCCTCCCAAATGGGGATGATTTCTTCCAAAGTCTTAGCGTATTCACCGGTTTGAGCAGGAAGTTTATTAAGTTTTGCAATCAGTTCATCAATGTTTTTAAAATCAACATCATTAAGAGTGCCATCTTGTTGCATCTGTCGTGCAATTTCAACACCTTGAGCAATTTTATTGCCCTTCTTTTCAAGTCCCTTATAGCCTTTGCGCCACATGGTGTGTTTTGCTTGAACAGAATAAGTGTTTTGCTTCAAAGCCAAAAGATCACTTGCATAATTATCATATTCGGCCGGATTCTTAGATGCAAGTTCTGCGGCTTGTTTTTCGATTTTTGTGATCTCGTCTTTTAACTCGTCATTAGAACTCTGAGAAACCTCTTCTTTAAGTAAAGCAAATCTCTTACGAATAACATCAACTGCCGAAACAAGATCGTTTTCTGCTTTTTTAGAAGAATTTATAGCAATCATAACATTCTTCCAATTATCTTCTGCTGCTTTAACTGCATTATTATATTCTTCTGTGCCAGCAGTGGCTTTTGCAATTTCATCAACGAGTCGCTGTTGTACATGAAGAGCTTCTTGAATAGCTGTAGGGGTTTTATTGGCTGCATTAGCTTCTTCAACAGTACCGTAAGTCTTTTGTGCTTCTGTCAACTGATCAGTGATCTTTTTGCCACGAGTAGTTTGTGCAACTTTGTTTTTATTACTTTCATGGGCCTTTATAATGGAGATCTGGCGATCGATTTTTTCTTCGACTTCAGCATCCTATTTTTCCATTTGATCCATTAAATCGGTATGTTCTTGGATCGTTAATTTCATCGAATTTAAAGTTGCATTTTTTTTCTTATCTAATTCATCAATCGCATTTTTTATAGCTATTGCTTCATCAGAATTTTCATCTTCTCCAAGACGTGCTTTCTTTAACTTATATGTATTTTGTTCATTTCTATATGCGCGATAAGCAGAAAGTTTTTCGTTATTATATTTGTCTCTTTCATTCTGAGCCGCTTGAATATTTTCTTGGCTTTCTTTTACACTCTTAGAATCTGCATGACGCAGTCGAGTATAGCCTACTTCTTTATTAGCATATCGGAATTTTCGATCAACATACCATTTGTCATTATTTGTATTTGTGTCATTTAATAGCTTTATGATTTCATCACGATTTGCTTTTAAATTTTCAAGACGCTTTTGAATGGTGCCGACTTCATCCTCAGAAACATCGTCGAGCATGTTCCTTGTCTCAGCGATTTTTTTATTGACTGTTATCAAGTCACTAATCAAACCACGGCGAGATGTAGAAGATTTTTTATTAGTAGAAGCTGTTTTAGTAGTATCTTTGGGGTTAGAAGCTTTTTCGGATGCATCTCGAACAGCATTAGCAATTTCAGCGTTTTTTAGAATCAGATTACCTTTAACATCAATACCGCCTTCTGGTAACTTGATGTTGTCTTTTGTGACAGTTACTTTGCCATTCATCACTATTGGATCAGGTCGCTCAACATCTTTGTCTTCAAGTTTAATGTGACCTTTCAACTCAATAAGCTCTTGCTTTTCAATGTCGTCTTGCGATTTCTTCTTTTTGCCTTTCGTCTCGGTATCAGTAGTCGTTGTGACAATTTTACCTTTAACTTCAACCGGGGTCTTTGGAGGAGTTATATCTGCGGCCTCAAGAGTAACATGGCCTTTGATATCTACTGGTGTTTCGGGTGCGACAATATCATCAGCGCTCAAAACAACTTTACCATCAATTGCGGCCGGTTCACCAGTGACCGCGACAGTAGAGGTGTCGATTTTAATAGAACCAGATTTATCGAGATAATTATTTGTCAATTCAGAAATGCGAGTAAAATCAGCAATTTGATTCTCTAGTGAATGACTTAAATTATCGACTTCCTGCGCTACATACTGAAATGCTGGACCGAGTTCAGCTATTTCCGATACATAGTTCTCGGTTTTATTAACGACACTTTGTAATGCTTTTTTTGCAGATGTAATTGAATCAACATTTTTTTGCAATTCTTCTGTATTGCCAAATTGAACGCCATCAGAATCAACTACGACAACACCAGGAATTTGAACTGGATCTTTGACATCAACAGATATGTCAGCATCAGTTATAACAACCTTACCCTGAATAGAAACAGAAGATAAGCCGTTTTCAGTTCCAGATGCAGCATCTTTTGGTTCTACTGTCCCTTTGGAATCTTCAGGAATATTCTTCTGTCCATTAGGCAAAACGTCAACTAATGCTTTCAGTTGTTTTACCTTTTCTTCAATATTGCTAACATGTTTATCGACTTCAACTGTAAGATTATCCGAGAAATTTTTGGACTTACTCTCTAAATCATCCATTGCGGCACTAACTTCACCAATAGATTGAATGATTTTCTTTGTATTTGCATCAAGAATAGAAGGATCAATGGGGACGCCGGTACCTATTGAATTTTGTGTCGATTTATTTGCAGACTCCAACTCTTTTTTTGTGTTTTGAGCGGATGTGACAATTTGATCATTATATCTAATAAAGTCTAATGCATACGCACTTAAATCATCGATATCTTCGAGTTCATATTTGGAAGCATCAAATCCTAAAACGTCTTTTGGCGCAAGTTTTAGCCCTTTTACACTATCAAGTCCTGTATTAACATCAGATACAAAATTTTTTAGTAGATTTCCTTTATCTATACCCATAGATTTTAAAAAATTCGAATCTTTTGTAAGGGCCGAAATTTGCTCAATTGAACTTTTAATTCCTGCATAAAATGAATTAAAATTAGAAAGAGCTTTTTCATACGCCGTTTGATCTTCATTGCCTACCGCATCATTTATTTCGTCTAATGAGTGCCCTAGACCTAAGAGTGCTGAGCTCAATTCTTCAACAGATTTGATATTACTAGTGTCTTTTAACTTATCGAGTTTTAATAAATTTGGGAATTCAGAATAAATTGATCCTAATTGCCCACTTAAAACCTTTGCTTTCTTGATATCTTTTTTTGAAATTTCATTGAAAATACTATCAACCGTTACATCTCGATTTCCACCACCAAAAAGTCCATACGTGGCTTTATTAGCAAGTGCAAGATTAGTTTGCATCTCCTTTAGATAATTAGAAAGAGTGCGATTTACACCACGAAGCTGCTCTTTTAGTTGCTTTGAAAGGTCATTGCCGAATTCTTTAACGTCTAGTTTGACCTTAATTTGTTGAGCGCCATTTTGTGCGGCAGTAATCTCGTCGTTAATCTGTTGCGTTAAGTTTTTCTCAAGATTTGGTTCGATATCAACACTATAAGGTCCACCTAATCCTTTTTCAATTTCGTCCTGTAAGTTAGATACATCAGGCGTAATAGGGACAGCAGGTAATTTTTTTATATTGCTGACTTGCGCCCGTACATCTTCTTCAAATTTCGCCTTATTGATTTGCGGGTCAACCTTAACTTTGATGCTCAATTCTGGTTCTCTCGCCATGTTTTATTCCTCCTTCTGGAGCAACCAATCTCCGAATCTAAAAAAAGCAGGCTTTAATAAGTCTGCTCATCTTTTTGATTATTTTGTATTGTCGTGATTGATCCGCTGCTCGACCATATCTACGATATCTTTATTGTGTTTATTGATATCTTTTTGAGTATTCGTCATAAACGGACGCGGTTTCATCCACCTATAGCGCTTGTGTGTCCATGGATTTCGTATGTTGTCACTTTCAAGCAAGCGGGGGAGTCCATCTGGATTATGATATTCTTTATGGTTTGCAAGGCGAGGACCTTCAACTTGAGTTTCATTATATACGGTCAAAACGCGACCATGTACAACATCTCTGATATTTGAATCATCCAATAATCCGCCATTAGTTTCACGACGTTCATATTCAACAGGGGAATAGGTTGCATAAACATCTTGCTCTACATGAGATTTCATCTTATCTTCCACATAATCTTTAACCTCATTTTTCAGAGCTTTATTTGCCCGTTTCATAATTTCTCGCTGAAGCCCCTCAACGGTATTGAATGATTTCTTCCCCATAGTTTACTCCTTGCCTTCAGCGGCCGCAGAAATAAGCTCTGTCGTATCAATTGAAGGAGCACCATCGAGCATTCCTTCAGGAGTTTTAACGCTATAGTTATCTTTTTCTACCGGTTTCTTCAAATTTTCTTCAGCGATTTTTTCAATCATTTTGTTCATGTCGAACTGATCACCAATGCCGCTCAGTACCTCGGCGGCCAACTGCATCAACTGCTCAAACGGCTGGTTCTTTGCTGCGGCTTCAAATGCGGCCATATACTGCTGGCGGGCAATCTCGATTTTTTCGCGGCAAGCCTTGTTCAATGTGGTCAGAATATACTTGCGCGGAGCCTCGTTCATCAACTTGGTTGTTTCATCAGAGAAAGCCAGTTCACTCATCTGGTCCTGGTCCATCTCACTGGTTTCCAGACCAGTAAACATGATCAGTGTTGTAATTCGGAAAGCGTAGTCATACAACGCCGGCTCGTAACGTCCATCGCGCTCAGACAGGCTTACCACGCTGTCAACAAACAAAATTCGTTCAGCCAAAGTCAGATTATTCTTTGCATCCATAAGTATTAGTCCTCCTGATTTAATTTATTGTTTTCAAGTTCCATCTTTACAGCTGTCGCAATGCACATCGCGTCAGCTTCATCAGACGAAACATCTTCTCCATAATAGGTTTTCACATAGTCGATGGCCTGTTGCTTTAATTCTGCACGCTTTACTCGACCCTGTTTAAATCCTAATATCTTTCGCCACTCGGATGGCTTAATGATCTCATAGGGGATATTGTTTAGCTCGCATACCCCCATAATCGCTCCTTGCAGCTGTGCCAGCTGGATCAATGTTTTTGGCGAGCTTTGCAGTGCAACATCTTCGATCACTACAAGGTCTGGACGATTGTTCTTGATGCGGCTCTGGATCATCTGGCGCATCATTGTTGAGCGTTCCAAGACATCCTTGGTTTTACTCAGGTCGATCAGCGAGTGATAAACAGTGTCGCCATCAATGGTACAGACACCCGTCTTGCCGAGAGCCTGGTCAAAAGCAATGATTTTTATAATAAACACTTCCTTTTTCTTTCTGGATGTGGTAAAATTCAAATTTGAAGAACACCTGCGTATCCCTTTTGGGAATTATTAAAACGGCGAGAATTAGTAGGGGCTTCCCGAAGTCCAGTAGAGAGACTGCTGGCAGAAAGGAGGCCCGTATGATGATTGACTTCGACACCATGTCTAAGTTCGTTCAATTCGTAGCTGCTTTGGTGACTATCGCCAAGTTTGTTATGGAAGTAAGCCAGCCCCGGGCATAAGCAGGGCCAATTATCCGATTATTCACTGAAGCTCCTATGCAAATTAGAGAGCGGAAAGTCGCCACGTGGGTGTTCTTCTTATTTGTGAGTTTCCTCATATCAACGCGCAATTGCAATAATTGTGCGCTCATAAAAGGGGCAGAGCCCCGAAAGACTCTGCCTCGTGTAAATGCTATGTATCAGCCCTCGTTAGGGAAGATCAAAGAGAACATGTCGCCATTCTCGTCGGCCAGAACGTCGAAGGTCATGGTCAGAGAAACGGGATCACCGGTGTTCTGCCAGGACAGCTCGAAGCCGGCCTGAGGAGCAGCCTTGTACCAGATGGGATGTGCCTCGATGATGTCGTCGTTCTCGGTCTTGTAGGGAATAGAACCCTCGACACGATAAGCCTTGGGGAAGTGACGGCTATCCAGGTGCACAACCTGAGCCTTAGCAGCCTTCTTGTAGTAGTACACGACGTACTCGACACCACTCTCGACAGTGACGGTAACTTCCTTCTCGGATACAGTGGCCTCCAGCTCGGTGCCCAGATCATCGTCGGCCTTGAAGACCTGCACGTAATCACCAGCAGCAGCCTCACTCAGAGTCAGCTTGGCAGTGTCTGCGGCGGTAACCTTCTCACGCTTCAGGAAGTTAGCCTCAGTGCCCAGATCGTTACCAGACAGCATCTGGAAGACCTTGACGGGATACACCTGAGCCTCAATGGTCAGAGTACCGGTACGAGAGCCGTCGAACTGCACGCGGTTAGGTGCGCCCTGGCCGCCGGTGGCAAACACACGGTCGCCCTCAAAAGAAGTAGAAGTGACGTTAGCCCAGTCAACATTCAGGAACATCTTCTTGGTGGAATAGTCCTTCAGCATCAGGTCGGCAACTTCGCGGTTGGCAAAATTAGCATTCTTGTTAGCCATAATTGTTATCCTCCTATAGTTTCGTTTTCTTTGTCAATTCGCTCTATCCATTTCGACGGATCGTATTTTCCGCCCCAAACGGAATAGTTCATTTCAGCGATATTTAATTGTTTTGCGCGTAATAGCTGGGAGAACGTATCTCGTATCTGTCCAACTGTCAGCTCAAAGATGTTTGAATAATTCAAACTTGGATGAAAAGTGCATAAGAGAGAAATCATGTTCGGCAGCTCGAAATTCGGGTCTGCCTTTTTTGTTTGTTTGAACTTTTTCTTCTTCTTTTGGAACTTCTCATAAAACAAGCGATCTTTTTCGGTCTTGAATTTTGGAGCTTCTTCCGGGATGTCGCTTTCGTCGATATCAACCATCTGCAAGCAAATCTTTGTTACGGTTGAATAGTTATTTCTGTCGATATAGCCGCCAATAGAGAATCCTTTTTTGCCGCTATTTTCTTTGTCGATAAAAATTGCTCGATGCTGCTCGTCCCACTCCAATTTCCCAGAAACAAAAAGACCCAGAGCCGAAATTAGTTCAGCCCTGGATTCATCTGTCGATGTAAGAATATCAAACATCACAATATTTGCTTTTTGCTCACTTGTCATTTGCTCCCAGATGTCTGGCATCTTCATCATAGTTGCCGCATCGTGGTAGTATTTTTCTGGGGTATATAAAAATAATGTCAGTGCGTATTGATACTGGGTGTATCCTATCTTCAAAATGTCTTTCAGAAAAGGGGAGTGGATTCGCCCAACATCTTTTAGCTGCACGCCATATGGGCTCAAATGATCAAGGTACGATATTTTTCTCATCAGCGAGCCCTCCTAAAAGAGCCGACCTGATAAACAAGCATTCGTCCGTAATAGCACTGCGCCGGCTTATAGATGCTGCTTCCAGCCTATTCAAGCGGTCCAATTCCAAATTCTTTGTTTCCATTCAGAAGCTTATCAATATCACTGGCCAAAATATCAATGCGTGTTCCAGCTTGTCCTTTCCGATGATATGTTTGCATAAGGTTTTTACTGCAATATGCAAACACATAAATGGTCATCATCGTAATAGAATCGCCGCTGGTTTGTTCTGGCACAACCTCAACACACAAAAATGTTTTTGAGTTTTCCTGTGTATCTGGAACATACTCATACTTAAACACGCATCCACCTTCACCCGACCCATTCTTACCAAGCAGAAGAGTTTCGGGATCGTCGATATCATCTGTGTTGCCCAATAGGACATCAAGGACATTTTCGTCATTGATCAACTTGGAAACGACCCGATTTTTGAATACCCCGATTTCATCGAGATTCATATCAGATCACCTCCAATTCGATCTTTTCAGTAAGGCCGGCTGCTTTAACCGTCAGTACCACGACTTGTCCAATCAGCTTAGAATCGTCCACACAAGTGATCTTACACTTTGCACCTGTCGTAGTCGTATTACCGCCTTTGAAACATACTCCCGCAGGAGTACAATCGCCGGTAAGCGTCCATTCTGCGCCGTCGTACACTTCGCCATCGATTTTTGCAGTAAACAGCTTGCCAAATCCGCCCGTTGGGATGGACGGTTCGCCCGTAAACTCTATCGAAAGCACTCTGTCGTCTACGGTGTCATCGTCAGGATAGGTGATTTCCACGTTATCGGAAGTATCTTCCGGCACATAATTGCAAATCATTTTCTCTACATTGTCCGTTTCTGCGTTGTAAAGATCCTGTTCAACGTTAAACGAAAGGAACCCGATCTGGTCATTATCATAGTCAATTCGGCCAGTCATCTGGTCAATCGACGTAATTCGATAGGTCTTTGGTTCTCCGTTGATGATCTCCAACATCAGCCGCTTTCCAATGTTCAGGCGGGCAGAATACTCGTCGAATGGAGTTTGAATGCGGAATTCACGGGTTGAATAACTCATCACCTTATTCTCACTCAGGTTGGAGTAATACGGCTTTTCCACAGTTGCCCATAGAGATACAATCTTTTTTGTCTGGTCGTCCTGCCACACGATCTGTTTCTGGCAGATCTGAATGCGGCCGCGCACGGTGATCTCATCGTCTGCATCACGTTCTGTAATCAGCCAGTGGCTCTTACCCCAGTACATAATGCTGCCGATCTCAAAATCCTCACCAGGTCTTGTGCGGAATATTTTCTGGTTTGTAACAGTAGACGATATAATATTCACCCAGCGGGGTACGTCATCTATCGTCACTTCTTTATAAGAAGGATTGACTGGCGCTAAAAAGCGCGTATCATGGAGTGCCTTATTGATCACCCTGTCACGCTGCGTCTCTCCATCCTGTTTCAGCATGGCTCTATATTGAGATCTTGTCATATCCCACCGCCTTACTGTGTCCATTCAGAAACACTGTTTGACTTAAAGGAATACAAGTTCATCTCAGCAGTCAATTTGCGCTGCGACTGCGCCAAAAGGTCTTTCATCTGCTCCAGTAGCTTAGCAGGGGAGAAGAAAGAAAAGTCCTTAGTGCTCATAGCGTTCTTCAAAGCGTCAGAGTTGTAAACATACGGCTCCAGCCAATGCACAATCATGCTCAACGCCAGAATACTCTGTTCCTTGCGGGTCAGAGTAACATTGAACTGCTGCAGCTCATCATCATAGTCAGTCAGATCTTGCACGCAAATGTCCGCAAAATCATCAATGGCGGCCTGAAGCAGGTCGCTTTCTGCGTCTGCAAACATCTCGTCAGTATATCCTTCCTTGTCATAATCTCGAATGCGCCCACGACAGCGGGCATAGATACTTTCAAAAGTGGTTGCCATGACCCGCCTCCTTTACATCAAATTGTGTCTTCCAACTCAACAGACAGGGAGTCCTCCAGCGCCTTAATCGCACTGCGGCTGTCCAGCTCACCGGTTTCGATCTTTTTCTTAGCCTCAGATGCAATCGCATCCTTGGTGCCGCCCGGCAGTGTCGGAACGATCTTCTTAATCTCATCGGCGGGCATTGTAAACACGTCATTGAAGTTGTCGGTGGTCAGACTATTTTTGTAATAGCGCTCAACGCCAAGCTTCTTGATAATGGCGGGATCATCGATCAAAATCCAATTTTCCTCAAAGAACCGGCGCTGATTACCGCGCATAGAAACCAGCTCGCGATACTCCATTTCCTGAACATCGCCAAAAGCCTCCCACTCAACGGTATAGCCGGGATTCAAGGTGGACTTATAGATCAGATTACCAGCTGTGCCATTGCGGCACTCCACCATGGTCTCGTTTGTAATTTCGACTACGGGCTCGGTTGCTACGGGAGCAGCAGCTTTCGCGGCTGTAGTCTTAGTTGTACGTCTTGCCATTCGTTCCTCCTATTTAATAAAAGAAGCGGCAGGGTTGTTGCCCCACCGCCATTCAACTCAAATTATCGATCAGGCCATCTTGTATGCGCCGAAGTCACGATCAAACACAATGGCAATGCCAGTGCGCTTCATCATCAGGAACTCCTGGCTCATATCGGCGTTGTTCATTGGGGTGCCCATCAGCATAGTGACATCACCCTCGGTAACGCGCTTAATGGGCTTGGTGTCGCCAGCAAAAACGTACAGGGTCTTGTCATCCAGGATGAAATCGGTGGTACCGGTAGCGTGACGCTGCTTCACAGCAATCAGCTCAGTACCATTGAAGCGGCCAAAGTGACCCATTGCGTACATATCTTCCTTGGCGGAATCGGACACAACGGCAGTCTTGATCTGACGCAGAGCCTTACGGGTGCCAACAATCACAGCGGTCTCGCCAGTAGAAGCCTCAACGTGCTCGATCAGGTCCAGCAGCTTGTCCTCGTCAAAAGAGCCGGTCTCAATGTAGGGAGCATTCAGCTTGCTGAACATGCCAACGAATGCAGCGTATGCAGAATCCAGCTCATCCTTGGTGAAGGACTTGGAAACGATATCAACAAACTTGTTAAAGTCGATACGGCCAGCCAGAACACGGTTCAGCTCCTCGTAGATCTTGATAGCGTGCAGCTGAGTATTGACGGTGATGTCAGTACCAGCTTCCAGACGCTGACGGCGCACGCCCTGAGTACCCTCGGCGATATCGGCAACAGCAAACAGGCACTCGCGCTCGATGTGGAACTTGGGAGTATCGCCCAGAGCCAGGTTGCGGTCCTCGACCATGTTCATAAAGAACTCGTCGCCCTTCAGACCTTCCTCAGAAATAACATTGACCAGCTCCTCAACAATAGCGAACACCTTGGAGCAGCTACCATCACGCAGAGCCTTAATGTCCAGCTTGGTGGAACCGCCATTTGCCTCAACCAGAGCCTTACGCAGAGCCTCCTGGGTGTCGTTCACAGAATAATCACCAGCAACGTGGCCCTTGTAGCCATCGAGAGCCAGCTTGACCAGATTAGAATCAATAGCCATGGTATAAACCTCCTATAATAAAAATGGCCGCCCGCTTTAAACGGACGGCTTTATGTTAATTTCTTAAAACTTCGGAATCACTTCAGGGTGATCATGTAGTAAGTATAGCGACCATCACCAAAGCCAACAGTCTCAACGAAGTCAATGCAGCCAAAGGTCTTGTCATCAGCAGCTTCCTGAATCTGGATCTTGGTGTCATCGGCAGCAAAACCGACATACTTGCCCTTTGCAGGAGTGCCGTTAAATGCCTCGGCAGTAGCAGAGAAGCCACCCTTAGAAACATTCAGAGCGTAAACGCGCACTGGCTTACCAGCCTCATTGACCCACTCGGGCAGATAGTGTGCCACGGTCTGATCATAGAACAGCTCAACGCCAGCAGTCAGATACAGGTCAGCAACGGTGGAAGTTGCGGTGGGAGCGGTAGCCTTGTAGACCTCGCGACCCAGCTTCTCGCCCAGAACAACCAGCTGAGCGTTATCAATCTCAGCAGCATTGGACTCCTTGTAGAAAATAGCACTCTCCAGCTGAGCACCATCCAGGGTGCCACCCAGCTTGTCAATGCGCACAACAGCATGCTTATTATTAGCCATAATTATGTACCTCCTAATTTTTGGTAAATTACTTATTGCCGAGATAGTGTTCGATCAGACCACCATACGCGACATCTGAACCGTTCTGGGTGCCACCCACGCCAAAGCGGACAGTTCCTTTGTTGTTTTTATTGGGAACATAAGAAAACTCAGCACTCTTGCGGCCAACCAGCGCATAGCACTTGGTCTCCAGATCGGAGTAGCTGATCTCCTTGTTCTCTTTCAGTGCAATATACTCAGCATCTGCGCCAAGCTTCTCGTCAAAGGTGGCAAACAGAGCGTTGCGCTTTGCTTCCATCTCAGCGGCTTTTGCGTCAGCTTCGGCCTGCTGATATGCTTCCAGCTTTGGTTTGATTTCGCTAACTTCATTAGCCGCTTTAGTATAGCTGTCAGACAGTTCAACAAGTTTATCAGTCAAAGTAGAAAACATAGTGATTAGGCCAGGCATTACGTCGCCATTATCCCAGTCCTCATAAACGACCTTCTTACGTTTAATATTCTCATACTCCAGAACAACATTGTCGCCGTTCATAGAGTAGGGAATCCCCATCAGTTGATATGTGCCAGAATCGGTTACAATAACTTCGTTGTCCTGAATATCAGTGAGCCAATACTTAGGAATCATGCATTCATGATCCCAACGAGAAGGAACCTGAATTTCAAGCAGCGCATTATAAACTTCATCACGAAGCTGATTAGCGGTCAAAGTAAATTCGCTGGATGCAGCAGGTTCGCCTTCGGCTGTCGGTGCTGTATTTTCAGTTGGAGCAGCCTCTCCCTCATCTTTGTTTGCCACGGTATTTTCAGCCGCAGGAGTCTTATCTTCACCCTCTGCTGGAACAGACTTTTCCGTGGTCTGGGTCTCTGGCTCCTGCACAGTATTCTCTGCCGGAGGAGTCGCAGTCTCGTGATTTTCGGCCGCAGTGTTCTCGGCAGTTGCAACCGAATTCTTTTCATTTTCATTCATTGGCGTTGTATCTCCTTTCTCCTCATCGGATGGATTATCATTTTGCGCAGTATAGTTCTGCTGAATTGCTTGATACTCATAGAGCCGATCGCGGATCTGAGCTGTAATATCTTCAACAGAAAAATTGGCAGTAACGCAGCTGCCTGTCATAGCGGGCTTGATACTCGGATCAGTCGTAGACAGAATGCAGCAACCGTCAAATTTAAAAGACCCCACAGGAACGTTGCCGTTCTTATCTGCGGGGCCACAAGCCATATCGGTCAGCTCAACACTGTGATTCTTCGTACCATCGCGGGTAAAAATATCTACAGGATCACTAAACTTTGTCCAAATCAAACCATCAACACGCAAATACTCCCGTTCAATACCGGTGCCGTCATCCTTAACGATCCAGCGAGGATTACAAGATTCAGGGATAACACCATAAGCTTGACCAGCATAGACGTACTTCACGTCTTTGTCGGTGATCCGCAGTTCATGTTCATGTCCTTTAAAGTCCTTGTCTTCCTCGTCAAGTTCATCTACAACGTAGCCCAGGATCGGCGTATTACGGATTGTCGGTACTGCTTTGTTGATCGCGTCTTTTGTGAAACTTGTCTTGTTGAGGTTCGCTCCAGTGTGCATTACATCAATACTGACATCAATAAAGCGAAAATCAGAAGATTCGTATTCGCCCTTCTTAATAAAAGAAACCGGATATCGTTGATTCATTCTGTTTTCACCTCCTCGTCAGCAAAATAAAAGCCCTGGCGAATCGCAACCTGCAACTCAGCCAGAGCATTTTCAAACACAGAATCGTATACAAAAACATACTTGTTTGTTGGGTCTATTCGTAGCATCAGAGCGCCACGGTCGGTCAGGAACTTTGCCATCCCGGCGGAGTGTGCTCCGTGTACGATAACTTCATAAATCTCCTGACTCATCTTATGCCTCCTGTCTATCGGCGCTTACATTGCCAGCATCAGACAGGCCCTCGCCCTTACTTGCGTTTGTTGGGCGGCCACCTTCATCCCCGGCGGAACCGGACTGAGTATTGGAGCTCTTGAGCGGTGTTTCACCAGCACTAAGTCCCAGGATTTCATTTTCAAGATAAGTCATGTTCTCATAATCGCTGCCCGCATAACCAGTAGTTGCAAGAGCGGCGGTTCGAGTCGGCATACCATAGGTGGCATCCTTGAGATATCTTTCATGCATCTCAGTCACGTTATAATGAGTGACTGGTAGGAAGTTTAGGCGGAACTTATAAGAACTGGAAACGCTCTTCAGCTTGCGATTGATCCAGCGCTCCAACTGTCGCATCACCGCAAACACGATCTCCTGGTCATTCACAGTACACAGCTGCAGGGTAGTAGCAGAAGGATCTTCGCCACCGCCGAACAGATTCTTATTCACGCCAGCGCCTGTAAAGAATGCGGCCTCAGCATTTGCGACCTCTTTAGAGTCACTGTTCACGCCGCTCTTTTCAAAGTTCTAGCTGCTGATTTTCATGGGAGTAAGAATTGCGCCAATATTCGACGGCAGTACATTACTCATCATGTCATAGAACTCTTTTGCTGTATCATAGTCGATCAGGAAAGAGCCGTCAGCATCATTCACTGGGATCTCCATTGCCAGTGCCTTATAGTTATTGGTCTCACTCGCGTTTTTACTGATAGCACGGTAGTCTTCAATATCGGCAAGCGCACTAAACAAACTTACAAATGGTGGAATGGGAATATAATCGTGCTCGTTTACTTTAATGCAGATGGACTTGGAACTGTCCAGCTCCTGCCACTTGTAGTTCTGCGAGTCAGCCTTATATTGGTTATACATCGTCTCAAACTCCGGCGGATAGTTGGGCAGCTTGTCTTTGTTGGAATCAAAGTAAGAAAAATCAAAAGCAAAATTATAAACGCCGTCTTCAATGCTGCTTATTTTACAATAGTCTGCATCAAGATTTTGAAAAGCAAAACTATCATTCGTCTCCCACGCATAGCCATAGTAAACGTCATCGCGGAATGCAATTGTCAGTATTTTCGTAGCTTCGTGCGGGATATTCATCAGCTCAACTGCTGTTACAGCGGAATAATATGCTTTCTTAAATTTATTGGCGTTAATTGTCTTAGAGCGATCAAGTCTATACGGAGAGATCGTGTAAGAGTATGTAGACATATTCGCAAAATACTGAATCAGTCGGCGATAGTAATTTGAAATATTGAATAGATATTTACTCATATTTCGTAGCTGCTTCTCATAGTTGGCTGGGTTGCCAAGATAGGTTACGATCTGATTTTTCGTATATTTTGTATATGTTGGATTTGTGTCGGTACTCGATGCTAGATTACGGATACCGATATGTGACAGGTTCGCATAAACGCCATTGACAAGATCCTGATATGTTACATAAGAGGTCTTACCATCTTTGGCATTTGTTACGCGGACCTTTTTCTGCATTTTATCTTCAGCCATTACAGTCCTCCCTTCTTTAATACAGGCGCTCTAAAGTTAAACGTGAGCGAAGTTGGCTTTTTATTCTTCTTCTCCATGCTTCGTTCAACTTGCTGCGCAATGTAATAGTTGTAAGACAGGGAAGAGTAGCGGTCTTTACGGCAGCCGGATTTCTCCTTGACTTTGATAACGTTATTCACGGTTTCGTAGCCCAGATTTACAAGTTCGTTTACAGCAAGCCCAGTATTGATATATGGCATCTGTAGTGCGGCTCGTTCAGTAGGCGACATTTTATCATAGCCTTTATAGATTTTGCGCAACTGGTCTTCACATCCGTACTCACTCTGAAGCAGATGGATACGTCCTTGCTGGAAACCGCTGCGTAATCCAATGGCTACATCGCTATTAAACTGGGAGCTGCCCATAATAGCCTAGATGACCTTGCGAGCATTTTTGTCAGCACAGCGAGATGCGATTTCTTGATTGTTACAGCAGCTAATCGCAGGATACGTTTCGCCTGTTTCTGGGTCATACATATCGCGCATTAACAGGTCGACCAGAGGTAATCCAACGCCTCTACAGTCAACCCCGATATAATCACAGTTGAAGTAATCGAAATACCGTCGTAGTTTTAATGCTTGGTCTTGCGCACTCATACCCTCAACGTTCTCTGAATAGACAAAGTTGCTGGTATAGCGCCCTGATTTATTCGGCAGCATACAGTTCAAGAAGATACTGGTTGCATCGTTGTCGTTTTTGCGGCTACTCATCAATGCAATATCGGCAGTAAGAATTCGCACTTCGCCATTTTTCTTTTTCGGCACATCCATAGCAGCTTGATTAAGTAAAAGATTCGGTGCGTAGAACGCCTTTTCAATGACGCGCGTTTTGTTGATGTCATCAAATTGGAATAACCCACCCTCAGTAGCACCAAGCCACTTACATTCATTCTCCATTGCAAATGTCAAATCAGAAAAACTGGATTCACTCATTTCGTCCTCTACAGCTTCCTTCAACAGCAAGCCGCTCTTGATTGACATTTGATACGGGAAGGATACACAGAAATATTTCTTATTAAAGTCGATCATATTTACGAAGTAGTCCTGACATTTTTCATAGCTCCAATGGTTTTGGAACCAAGCGGAACTTAGGTAGAATTCTTTGTTTCGCTCTGCAAGATGTGCATATTGTGGCTTGTCCAAATATCCAGGATGACGAACAATATTCAGGAACTTCTTCAAAATCAAATCGATAACATCTTTAGAAAGCAATCTATATTCATCACAGATGAGAAGTGTAGCTCGACTACCACGACTACTATCTGTGGCAGTGACTACTTTGATATAGCTGCCGTTCTTAAATATAATCTCTGCTTTTTGATTGTTGATATCGACCTTTTTGATTTCAGAGCGTAGAAGGGGACTATTGGGGTAGATCTCCTTCATTATCTTTTCATCCAAAATACTGATAGATTGGCTTCTTACCTTACAGGCAATACAAACCTTGGAACCAGGCCATAGAATACATGTAATCACACAGAAAACTGCGGTTAGAAATGACTTACCAAGGCCACGAGCAGCAATGAAGCAGAAGCCGGTGCATCTCACCATCAAAAACAATAGTAGCTCTTGGAATGGCTTCAATGTCAGGTTTAAATAGTCTTTTGCAAACCGCTGAGGATTCGCTCTATAGAATGATGCCCTCATGGCAACTGCGTTCATTATTTTTTCTGATTTTGTATTCGCTACTTCCTTATCTGTTAATTTCTCTTTACTCATGCGGGACCACCGCCTTCGCCAATACCGAAAATAGTTTCGCGGAGGCTGGTATCTGTGGCATCGTCCTCATTTGTCTCTGGTTTATGGGCAGTATATCGTTCAAACTCTTCGTCAAATTCGTCTTGATATGGATTTTTTAAGTTGAACATCTTAAGCAAAGTACCCAGAACCCATACTCTGAAATACTTACCGATATTATCAACGTCCTGCCATTCGGGCGATGGCTCTGGAATCGGCTCTTCCTCTTCCTATTTCTGAATCAGCGTGCCAAAAGTATTCGTTTCAGCCAATGCGTTATCGTTCGTCTGATTCGGTTTGATCTGAGCGGACCCCATCAGGTTCTGCAGGTTGTCATTTGCTTCTTTTATTTTCTTTGTGTCGCCAGTGGCATCAGCCTTATCGCAATTAAGTTCTGCCTTTGCAATGCGTTTGAACAGAATTTCTTGTGCGGCCGTCTTACATTCATGTCTAGTGATAAGATTTTGATAGTGCTCATCAAGGAATAAATAATCTTTTTCATCCAGACCAGTACCCCAGAATTTTCTCATCTTCAGAGTGACCTTTGTACCCTTTGTATCGCCGGCAGCCAACGCATCCTTTTTCTTCTGATCGATTACATCATCATAGGATTTACCAGCGTGCTGGCGCATATTAAGCCGTCCCATGTAGGTGTTGATCTTCAAAGCGGATGCGGTAGAATGCTCAGAAGCCTCCAGCAGCTTATCATCAACATAGGTGTCAAACATCATAGCCAGACGATCGATCGCCTCGTCCTCGTCGTTATATTTCTTGGCGTAAAACTCAAACATGCGCTCACGACACTCATTGCACCATGGGAGATATCCATCATTACCCATAAACCATTGGCTCTGCGTTTTTGAGAAATTTCCCTTACGCACATCATAGATCTTTCCGCAACACATGCACTTGCCACCGCTCCAAGACTGTGGGACCTTGATACGAGGCGGTTTCTTATCTGCGGCAACTCTGGCCATAGCCAATCACCACCGTTCCATCGTCCATCATATCATCGAAGCGATATTTAATCTGATCCTATAGTTTTAAAACTTCATTCAGTTTTTTCGTCTTGCGGAATTTTGTATATACAGAGCCGGTTACCGGGTGCTCTCCAATCTCTTCGTAAAAAATTCCCATAGCACGAACAAACAGCGCTGTCCGTCTGGAATAGCAGTAGAAGTAATCGCCTCCTAAATCTTTGTGATATTTTTCTTCCATCTCTAATTTGGAACCCTCCTTTTTAATTTATTTTTGTGGGTACAGGTATACGAGTCGAACGCATCCAAACACAGCTTATGAGGCTGGTCAGCACACCGGCGCTGTCACCTGCGACATATAAAGCTCGCCTTTTCTAACGAGCTGTTTATTTAACTATTGTTGAACTTATCTGACAATTCTTTTAAGATCTGATAAACCGTTTTCAATTCTCCATCAGCATTTCTAATATCAACCCCTAATTCTTTAAGACTAGTTTCAATGTCTTTATCAGGGCAAGCACAAACAGTCTCACATTTAGAACCTGCTAAAACAGAACAAATGTCGTCCATAATAATCTCCCTTATAATAAAAAACGCCCTGAGCGGTTAAGCCCAGAGCGCTTAAATCTATTAAATTACGATGTTAAATCACTATCTTCACTGGCTTCTCCAGCTTGACATCATACAGACATTCAAGTCCGCTATCATCGATTACAGCCACTGCCTGTTGCGGCACATCATTCTTGCGCAGTCCAATTGCGTAGGAATCGCTGCCACAAACGCAGCCGCTCTCAATAACCTTCGTACCATGCACCGTTGTCATGCCGTTTGTGTGGCGGTGACCAAGGAACACCATGTCGATTGGCTGCTTCACCATCAGTGTCAGGTGCTCAACGACGTTAGCAGGGGAGTCCTTATCTCCATGTGCGTACATCACAAGACTATTCCTAGCCTTAAAGCCACCAAAGGTCGGATCAAGCTTCTCTGTTTTAATATCAATGCCAGCCAGATTTTGCAGTCGTGCCTTCATATAGAACGGAATCAGTGCTTCAAGTTCGTCACCTGCTACCTGATCCTCTTTGCTTGGGAATACTCGTGAATGATTGCCACTCACAGAATACACGTCAATATGCTGGCATACCTCGTACAGTGTAGCAACAAAATTACTTACCAGCTCTGCAGCAGTCATAACCTGCTCAATGCTGTTTTCATTGTTCTGCACGCGGGTATTAACATGGATATGCCCATTGATCAGGTCGCCCAACAGCAGCACATGAATTTTTTCGGCTGTATGTCGCGCTACGATATTGAACACCTGTGCAGCATAACTCTCAAGCCGAGCCTTTAGAATATCCTTGTTGAACTTATTCCACGCCGAATCAATACCCGCGCCAGCGTGTAAATCAGACAAGCACACAATCACATCGTGACCGCTGTCTTCGTACTGCACAACATTCAGAAAATTGTCAGGGTTATACGGAGCAACATTCTTCAGAATCAATTCCTTAACGGATTCGGCACGAGCAACATCGCGATACACCTTGTTTGTTGCATTGCGTTCATCTTGTAATTTGATTTTTTCAATCTTCAATCGCTGCAGTTCGTTCTTGATCGTTTCTTCGTTGGCGTGATCAATAGCGTAGTCATAACCATCTTTCCACGACTTATAGGTCTTGCGGTATCTGCATTCGCCATAGTCTGAGCCGGTTGCTTCATTCAGCAGTTCTGCTGCCTGATTCTAAGTCAGCTTACGTTCGCTGCATGCCTCACCAATCCGCATCATATATTCATCAAAGGTCTCGCCGTCCGCTTTCTTAAATTCGTCCATGCGCCACCTCAGATCTCAAAATTGGTGTTGGTACGCTGGGTGCGGTTCAGTTCGCGTAGCGCCTCTTCTGCCTCGGGATTGCCAGGCAACTGAGTCAGCACAGACTTGATTTCCTCCGCATACCAGTGATGAACGGTACGAGTGATATGGACACCGGGAATAACCTTACGCAGATACTCTGCCTCACGCTTAGTAATTTCAACCATTATAATAAATCTCCTTTGTAATTTATAATCGAAAGGGAAATATACAACACCCTTTCATATATTAAGAACTTAAAGTTCATTTCGGTCGTTTGTTTCGATTCGCATTCTTTTTCGCTAGACGTGCCTGTTCTTTCTTTGCCGCACATCCTTTGCAATATCTGCTGGCATTTGGCTTTTCTGAGTGATACTGTTCGCCACACACGATGCAATAACATTCCTTCGGGTCAAATAGTTCTCGCACTATGGCGCTTAGATTCAGCCGATTGTTTTCAAACGTTACATTGAATGTGTACGCAATCGTGTCATTCTTATCAAGGACAAAATTTGGGTACTGGTATAAGCACCCAATGTCGTCAGTGCCAGTTCTGTTCAGCAGGTGATAGTCGTCAGAGATCTCTTTCATGCCCCGCACTGTATTATAGCCGTCGTCCTAGTTCTTCCCAGCGCAATACATGATCTCTGTCTGTTCTTCAAAACAGCCACCAAAACGTTTCATCTTAAACTCGGTGTCCAAGGCAAAGGTATCACTTCCATACAGTCGACAAAAGAATATCACCCCAAACAGAACACGTAATTGTGCGTAGTTGATATGATACTTTCGGCGCGCCTCTGTAATATAGTCCAGATCTTTCTGATAAAGCACAACTTGATGTACGTCAAGTATGGGTGCGTTATTTTTGCGGCCTCTGCTGAACGTCTGAATCAAGTGGCTGCGGTCATAGCTGACAGATTCGGGATTTTTCATCCGCTCATAATAAATCGTGGCGCATTCAATAGGGGAGATAGAAGTTCGCTTTAGCAGGTTTCGCAACATCAGATTTGACTCGTGATAGTCCTGCCAATGATCAAGCAGCATATTTTCATTGCAGTAGAAAGTTGTATATGCCATTTAACCTCCTTACTCAATTGGTATAATTTTACCATCGACATAACGACAAAGCTGTCCATGTTCGTTATAGTATGGAGACATATATCCACTATGCAGCCAATAATACATAATTCTTGTGTTCTCATCGTAAATAAGTTTCGTGTTGGAAATACTGTACAAAGAGCTTCCATTATAAATAGATTTATCGCCTACATTGTTTTTGCGCGGAATAGATGCCCAAATTCCAATACCCAAACATAAACATATTACAGCTATTAAAGCAATGATTGTTGCTTTAAAACATCGATAACTCATTCTGTCTTATCCTTCCCATCAATCGCTTCGTGAACATAATTTGAAATACGCTCGAATTCGGTATAATCAAAATACATCTCGCCGCAATCACCGCATACCATCGCCGTGATATCCGGCACATGAACCATCTGATTTTTATAAGTAAATTCGTGCTCCAGCCCAGTCTGCTTTGTCAACAAGCCGCCACAGGTAGGACACTTGGTTATTTTCTGCAGTTTCTTTGTTTTCTTCTTAAACCAACCCATATTATTTCACCCTCGCTTCATAGATTTTCGGTTCAGCCAGACTATATCGCTGGCCAAGGTATTCGTACTCGCCGTTCGGATCGTGAACTGGCAGCTGAACAGGAACCGGTTTGATATTTTCGACCACACCAGCGCCGGCCATGTGCCACAAGAACTTCTTGAATTTATTGGGATATTTTTCGTAGCAGAGCACCACAAGAATATTCGCCAACTCTCTCACATCGGGACACACCAGCTTGCACTTGTTGCGGTACACGTTATAGATCGCCTGCCAGTTTGTCTCATATGTTTTGGCCTCTTCTTTGGTAATACGCGACTCGATGTCCTTATGATATAATTGCCAGTTACGGCATTTCTTTTCGAACTCAAGCTGTTCCTTGCGGCACTTGTTGAAGTCCAAGAAAATGGCTTCGATCTCATCAAAGACTGCCTGGTCATAGGAGACCTCTGGGTCGTACATGATATGCCAATCAAAGCTGCCTGCGGGCTCTTTGCGCCACCGCACACCGCGCTCCCAACGCTCCAGACTCATGCAAAGCAGGTTCATGTTGCTATGTGCCTTGCTGAGATTATGTAAACGTGCGTAGTAAGGACCTGCATA